TGCCGAAGAATCTGTAACGGCGCCGATCACAGTTCTGGCGTTTGTTGCGCAAGCAGAGACGTTTGAAAAGTTTCCAAAAGTGGTTAGCCCAGAGTCCCACGAGCAGCTCGTGGTTGGTGCCCATTTCACGCTACCAATAAACTCAGCCTGAGCTACGCTTCCAATATTCTGGGCCTTGCCCACATAACATTGATCGACGTTTACTGATCCGGTAATCGCAGAGACCGCGTTAACGCTTACGCCAATGCTCCCAGAGGAAGCACCTACGAAGTTAGCGGTCACTTGCGACCATGTGCCAGTGTTGGGAACGCTTACACAAGACGAGTTCGATCCACTCAGGCGACCGCAAACCTGAACACCAGAAACCGCAGTTTTTACAAAGCAAGTCGCCTCAAGGTTTACGCCTTGAAGCTGAGTTGTCGGCGTTACATCTTGAACGATAGAACCCGTGGTGCCAGCAAAGCTTAAGAATGCAGATTGAGTACCGTCGGTAAAGTTAGTGGTATCGAGTGACGAACTCGCAGTAGTCACCGTCCAGTTTGTCGCCAAGGCTCCCGAATCGAAACTAGAATTAGATAAATAATTTTTTCCGTTACCGCCGCCCGATCCGCCGCCAAGTACTCCGCCCGCAATCGAAGCCGACAATTGCTGAGCATTGGCAACGTCGTAAATTTTAGACGTATTAATTAACCGGGAGACGTTACCGGCTCCGCCTACTTCGGCAAGCGACTTAACATCGGAGTCTTGAATGCGTCCCGCGCCCATGAGAGCAGCCGCAGTGAATGCGATTAATAATGTTTTGGCGAAATTTCTCATGTTAATTGCTCCTCAAATACTTAACTAAAATGTCGGTGCCCGCGTCGGGCGCAGTCGAAAAAGATAAAGACGTACCCGTTAGGGTGTAAAGACTAGAACTTATAAAAAGGCCGTCAAAATACAAATCGGCCTGTGAGCCAGAGTAGGGTGTTTGAGTGAGAGTAAATCCCGTAGTCGATCCGTTACCCGTAAACGAGTCGACCTGATAAAGCAGATTTAGACCACGAGAAGAAACTCTCACTCAACACCTCAGATTAGATCAAATACTGCGTCGAGATAATGTCGCCAGCGATAACCGTCGAAAACAAATCGCCGCCGCTAGTAAACGAAACAACCGCGCCCGAAACCGTGTAATCAGTGCCTTCGCGCTGCACGACGCCGTAAGCACTCAAAATCAAAGTGTTTGCGCGTGGGGTACTTGGCAACGTGTAGTTTTTAGCGGTGATATCGCCAGCCAAAAGCGTGTAGTTGTTTTTTGCGCCAGTGACGGCCGAGCCGAGTGCCGTTACGTTGCCGTTCAATTTTTGAATGGCTTGCAATACTGAATCGGTCGCAGCGACAGTGCCTGCGCCTGAAACGTATCCGGTCAATGGGGCAGCAATTGCGCGAGCGTTAGTAAAGTAAAGGTTCGAGCCTTCGGCCAAATTACTGGTAGTTTTCGCGGCAAACGCCGTGTCAAACCGCGCTTGTGTGTAATAAAGATTGGTGCCTTCGGCGATGTTTGTCGTGGTCAGTACTACGGTCCCAGTGAAACCGTTAACCGATCCGACCGCGTTCGAGTTTAACGAAAGCTGCCAAATGGTGCCGTTGTAAACAACCCAGTCGCCGACTGCGAAAGTTTGCGAACCGGAGCCCAAGTTTTGAGTGCCCGCAGCATTGACCCGATATACGTCCCCCGCGGATCCCGTACCATCTGCCAGGGTTGGCGTATTGGTAGCCGCTGACCAATTCCCCTGATATTCCATCACGGTCGAAGGCAATTGAGTCGAAGGAATTTTGCCGCCAGAATCCAAGCTCGCGACGCCAGAGTTTGCGCCAATCAAAGACGAGTTAATTTTAAGCGCAAGTCCGGTATCGACGTAAGTTTTCGTCGCCGATTGTTGTGCGAGCGTCGGATCAGGATGCACCGGAGCCGCTGGCAATTCAGGCAAGTTAGATGCGTTAAGCTTAATCAAGTTAGCTGCGGCAGCCGACGAGTTAAGAGATTGTAAATACGCGTTGTTATTTAAAAGTACTTTTGTTTCGTCGACGGCATTGGGTGCAATGCCACGCTTTTGAACTAAACTCATCCTTGAATCCTCCGGTTAAAGTTATACAAAATACTGTATTCGCAAAACTGAGCCCGCGCTAATTGCTGGCCCCAAATCAAGTCCTGCCCATTGCACCACGTTACCGGACACCGTGAAATCAATGCCGTAGGCTTGTGGACCGTCTTCGATTACGTCGATTAAAACTTGAGTGCCATCAAATGGCGCGGCAGCGAGCGTCAATTGCTGAGCAGAAATTTCGCCGCTTGTGACAACGCGGGTCTCGACGCGTGACGTTTGTCCGCTAGGTCCAGTCGATACCGTTTGACCTGAAAATCCCGTTTGAATCACATAGATGACGAGAATATCGGTGCCCGCTGCCGGGACGTATCCGCCGCCGAAAGTAATGTTTTTACCCGCAATGGAATACTCGGCTTTGGGGACAAGTAATGAGTTAGCAAACACAAAAGTATTAGCCGGATTAGATGGGACTTGGCTAATCGTAAAGAGTGCATTGGACCCGTCGGCCGTACCACTTGGCACCTCTTGCACCATGTTAGTTGAAAATAAACTATTTTGAATCGTGTCGACTTGAGCCTGAAGTGCAGCAAGGTTAGTAACGCCCGCACCGACTTGAGAATTGAGATACTTAATCCATTGATCGGTTTGATAAAATAGCCAATTCATTACCTGAATCGGAGGGGCTTCGCCCGGAGTCCAGCCCGTAAGTTTTTTGCCCGTAGTTGGCTCGACGGTTACGGTCCCAAAGTTTGGGTTTCCGACTGTCCAATCTAAATTTGATGAAGGCGCTGGCATTTAATCCCCCTAAGTCCCAATAAGATGTCCGCCCATTACTGGGTCTCTTAAATCACCAAAGCCTGAGTTAGCGGGTATCCCGGGGTTACCTCCCGAAAAACGAAACTCAAGCTCGACCGGCACGGCCATAGATCCAAAGCCACCTCCGACAGTTAAGTCAGACGAATCGCCGAAACCCTTACTTTGCGTGACTCCGCCCTCAAACGCAAAAACGCTGCCGATTGGGAAAGTTCCGATGTAATCGACGCGCACACCAGCGGGCGCAATGTTTTGAATATTCTCGTATATCAATGCTTCTTGACCCGGCGCGATTGATCCGCCGCCCATGAGATTGACCCCAGCCGGGTAATTTTCTTGATAGTAGACGTTTAGTGACCCAACCAAGGATTGAAAAACCTGAATCAGTCTGTCGGGCTCGCCCTCAGATACGTTTTGGACAATCTGAATTTTAATCCTAAGCCTGTAAGTCTCGTCATCAAGGCCAAGGCGCTTAATGCCGACGATATCGCCAAGGCGGTCAAGCTGGACACCGACCGCGCCCGAGATGCCCCTGTTAAGTTTCAAGTCATTGAAAGCGTCTTCCAACGTCTGAACAGGACCGATTAAACCGTCGACCAGAGCCTTGATGTTTGGCTTATTTTTATACTGCTCAAGTAATCTATTCTCGGCGTCGATGACGTGCGTCGAGATATACGTCACGTAGACACCACGACAATTCGGGACGAATCAAACTGCGCAATCTGCGCGGTCTGAATAATAATATTGTTTGGCAGGGTAGGTGACGGCGCGGTACCAATTTTAACTGTGATCCCCGTTATCCCCGTGATTGCATCCAAGGCGCAGATCAATTGCGGCGAGACGATAATGCTTTGGCTAATTTTTAACGTCGCACCGAATGCCAAGATTGCAGCGACCACTTGAGCGTCACCGTCGGTCGGGTAGGTGTAATCGGTCGTGATATCAAGCTCTAAGTAAATTGGAATTACTGTCGGCCGCGACCATTTAACGGTTTGAGAGTTTCCGGCCGTATCCGTCGCGGTGCCCGTAATAGACCCAACCGTTTCAATCCCTGCCGGTTTTGTGTCCCACACGGTTTGCGTAATTGTTTGGTCGACTCCGCCGTTAACGACTACCTCGTAAGATTTTGGCGGGCGTCCGGCTAGGTCCGGTAAAAGCGTAATGTTTTCAAAAACGAAAACGTCGGTAACGCCTGACTCAGAGAGAAGCTTCGAGCGAATTGCGTCAGGAGTGCCGGAGCCCGCAACCTGCAAACTATTGGCACGCCTAATTCTAAGCTCTGCATCGGTCTCGATTGCACGGCCGATAACTGCGTCAGTTTGGTTAATGATCGAATTTAAGCCTGAAACCGGTGTATTTATGACGGTAATTGATCTTGCCGGTGCGGGTGTAGCGCCCGTAGACGTTGCAGTAATCGATACGCTTGCCTGAGCAACGCCTGTCGTAGTCATTACCGGAGTAATGGTTACTGGTGACGCGCTTGAATTAGTTAGCGAGTTTGCAGAGACCGACAAAAGTGACTGCGGCTGTTTACCGCTTGCGCCCGCAAACGTAACGACGAACGCCGTCGCCGTAGACCCTGTAACAGTTACACCCGTGACGCCTAGTAATCCATTCATAGCGTCTTGTAAATTTTGCGCACTCGCCGCAAAGCTCAAAGGCGGTAAAAATTGATTTCCAAACTCGAGCGTAAATTGTCCGGCTACGGGTGCAGAGCCAAAGGTAATCGTCTGAACACAGTTAGTACCCGCACCCAAAGTAGCTGCCGTATCGGTCGAAAAGATTGCGGTCGGATTATTTTGAACGCTAACTAGCGTACCTTGCGGCACCGTCGTGCCCGCAGTGCCAAAGAGCAGCAAACTAGAGTATTTCGTTTGAGTCGCAGCAAGGCGAGTAATTCCCGTAAGCGCAACGACGTTATCAAGCGACGTGCCCGAAGCTGTGTCAGGATATTGAGAGTTGTAAACATCTTCGGCGGCAGACCATAAGAGCGACAAACGCTCGGCGACAATCCCAACAATTGTCGCGGCAAGCGAAGGTGCAACTAGGTTAAACTCGGGCCCAAGCTGGCTAACGAGAGTGTTTTGAACTGCCGTTTGAACGTCGCTCAATGATTCTGGGACAAATCCAGTCGTACTCAGTCCACTCATATGCCGAGCACCTCATTAAAATCGACGACGCCCTCTGTGCTAACGGCTTGAAACTTCAGCGACAATGACCGTTGTGTGGTGTCATAGAGTAAGCTGAAAGTCTGAAGACGTAGAATCCCGGGCGTAGAGAGAATTACGTCTTTGAAAATTGTATCGACCACAACCGGGTCAAAATTCTTTTTAAACACCTGCTCAAAATAAGGCACGCCGAGCGAAAGGTCTAAAAACCACTCGCCAAAAAACATTTTCAGCCTTTGACTGAGCAGCTGCGTAATCGCGTCAACCCCGTCAACTAGGGTTAGGCTACCGTTTGTAATCAGCATGTCGCCCGTATTCGGATCAAGCGCGATATCGCTCATGCAATCCTCGTCGAGAGCGTCGTAGGTTCACTGACACCGATGCCTGTTACGTTTCCGCCTCGGCTGTCCATAAACGTACCCGGGAGCACTTGTATATCTGCTGCCTGCAGGACAATGTCTTGGTGATTAATAATTTCGCTGACAATCGTGCTCGCTATGACAGACCATTCGGCGCGTGAGCGTGCCTCTTGAGCAGGCGAGTGAGACGACGGGTAAAAGCCGCCAGCCTTTAGCGCGTCGACAATCGCATTACCAAGTCTTGAGCCGTCCAGCGCCACGCCTACCCCTTAAGCTTTGAAAGCAGCGTGTAAAGAGTTTCAAACTCTTCTCCGCCCACGAGATTGATTAACGGTTGAGGCCCAATCAGTGTCTCGGTTCTAGCCGTAATTATCGCCTGCACGAGACGGGTGAGCAAATCCATGAGCTCCACGCCGTCATTCTTATTTTGAATTTTAATCGTGCCCGATTGATTGAAGTCGGCCTCTAAGCCCGGCGCTTTAAACTTGAATCCCGACGCTCCAACCTCAAACGTCGACGTACCCTTTTGAACAGTTAGAACGCTTGGGTCCGACACAGTAAAGGGCTGACCTTTGGGATATAATCCCGGTATAGCCACAGCGTCACTGTAGTGATGCTTTCTTGCATCCATCGGATCCGGCGTCCCGCCAGTTGTTTTCCAAATATCAATTGAGCGCTCGATAAAAACCAGAAGGACTAAGTCGCCCGGAGCAATAGGCAGATGTACAAATGCGTCAGCCGTTCGCGGGTGTACAACCGGCACCATGTTGATCACTGGAATTTTTACAAGCGTACCGTCAGAATATTTACGCTGAATGCTTGGCTGCACTGAACAAGTCTGATTGGATGGGTCGTAGCTAAGTACTTGGGCGGGTAGGGCAGTGTGAACTTCATTAAGACGCCCCTCAATCGCATTCTTAATCACCTGCTCAAGTGACGGGGTAGTATTATCGTCACGATAACTCATGGCGCGGCGCCCTCGCACTGAGACTGCCAAGATCCCTGACGGGTATCGCCGATGTGCGTGACCTTTCGGATAATGAAGTCGCCTTTTACAAACTTGGCATCGATGCGAACGCGCCGACCTGGCTTAAGTCCTGGCTGAAGCAGTGCTGTAAATTCAATACCCGAGTATTTTTTTTCTTTTGAGTTACTAAACCCGGAGCGAGTAGGTGAGCCAATAAGTCCCGTGTTAATCGGGTCTCCGTTCGAATCAACTCCAACTGACTGGAGTAAAACAGCAGGCTCAGATGTCGCTGAGTTGATCGGGAGCATTAGGACTAACCCGTCCTGCACCGACCATTCGGTATTGGTCTTGCCAGAGATTTGATCCATGATGTCCCGAGATGCCCCCGAGAACGTAGCGCCGTTTAGAACCTCACCGTCTACTCCCGATACTTCGCCCTTAGCTAGACCCGTAAAGCTGTTAATGACCGAATCAACGATTCCGGCAACGCCCGTACCCGGCGCAAAGCTGCCTTGAAAGTTTGACGTTTGATAAGCCGCAATACCGTCGCCGTTTTCAATTAACGTAACGTAGTCGGGCCCATGCTTATCGGTTTTGCACTTGATGACATCGCCTTTAAATATGGTTTCGGATATCGGCGGATCTTTTGAGAGAATACCCCCGTAACCAGCCTCCAATATTATTTGGCAGCCTTTGGTTTGGAGCAGCTTAATGGAGTCTTCGTTAAGATTGTAAATTTCAATAGATGCCTTATTTGGCGACGGCTCCGCAGTTTTTTCGATCTTAAATGTGAACCTTAGGCCCTGATTAAGCTGGCCCGTAGCTTTGTCTTTAAAGATACTCTCTAAAACTTTACCCTCTTGACCCGGCAAGCCTATTGTCAGTTTGGCGTAGCGTCCAAAGAGAACTTGAGTGTCAGCCATAGGCTAGATCACCTCAGTCGATTCGATGTAAATCATGAGCACGCGCGAACCGAAGTCGTCACGGCCCGGATCTAAATTCGTCCCTGCGGTATCGATAAAGAGGAGCGTCCCAGGCGGTAAGCGCTCGTCTCTGAAGCGGTCTAACGGTAATTGGTTAACATAAATGGGCAAACTTTGAACGATAGCGCTTGCCGTAGAGTCTGAAATATCGAAGACCCACTTGCCCATACGGTCGTTCCAATGGAAATCAAAACCGTAGGTGATCTTTTCAAGATCGATAGTAAATTTGTATGTGTCTAGGTCGGACCTTACAGGGATAGTTAGATAAGCCATATCTATTTGCCCCGAATATGATCGAAGATGCTTTTTGAAATTGTTTTGTTGTCAGCGCTTGCAACAGAAGTGCTTTGCTTTCCAAGCTCGGCTTTTGCACCCGCTCCGACCGTATTCTTAAACACGTT